GAAATTGTTGCGGAAAACGCCTTCTGCGATCTGGTAATACGGGAAAATCGCCTTGTATCGGGTACGGGGCTCCCATGCCACTATCAAAGATAAACGACCATTACGCTCCCGCCGGTATATCCCCGGCGCTACCCCATCCCGAGCGCCGAGCTGCACATGGTTTGGCTTGGACAACAATGTCCTGATGTACGTCTGGGATAGATTCCCATATTTATTTTTTCTCGCCTTGAGTGTGGGGACTGGCAGTGCGCGCTTCGGTGGCGTCCTGGTTCCGCCGAGCGCTTGCAGGGCGATAACCTTGTTAATCCTTTCGCCGCCAGCGCGGAACTGGCCTCGAGGCGCGCCAGGTATCAGCTCAGCTCGCAGGGTATTGAACCGGGAGAATACCCCGATGAACCCCAGCTTGCCGCGTGGATTGAATATCCCGTTCAGCAGGAATGGCGTCGCTCGATCAAATACCTTTGCAGCCTGGGCGCGCTGCGCTTTTGCTGCGATGTTCGCCGTCTGGTTAAGCGCTTCGCTCTCGGCATACATCAGCTTCTTGCGAATCTTCGGCAGCTTCTTTTGCAGCTTCGTCAGGTCAGAGCTGGCTTTGATCATGGCGCGCGTCCAGGTAGGGGGGGGTACTAATGATATCAGCCGGGGTCGGCACCCCCCACCCCCCATTTTTTAATTCGGAAGTGCAGCAGCCGGTGGAGATACCATTGCGCTTTCTCGAGATCGCGCTGCGCGAGCGCCAGGTCGTCGCGATGTTTCTTATCGTAACGCCAGATATATTTGATGATGTTACCGCGCAGATACCCGGCGAACTCCTCGGGAGTCATCGCTGCCTCGATGGCTGCAATGCACTCGATGTCGCCGGTCTTGTAATGCTCGGGCGAGTTGACCAGATCAGTCATTGTTCAGTCTCCCTTTGAACGTGACAATCTCCAGCGGCGGCTCTCTGCATTCTGAGAGTTTAACGACCGCCAAGTCTTGAGTGATCGCCATATCCTCGCGGAATCTTTCCGCCATCGTATGCGCTGCTCTGATTGCAATATCGCAATCCTCGCTATCCATAAATGCCAAAACCTTTTCAATCTCTCCGCTGACATACATCCTGATCCCTCTCTCGTTGTTCGCGATACTCATCAAAACAATCGGGCTCGTCATCGACAAAATCCCGATCATCATATTCTGGACAGTGTGGATGGTGGCCGTCAACGCGGCCACATTCTCTGCACAATCTCACTCACAAACCTCCGCATATATCCCGCGATAGTCGGGCCAGGCATCGGCCTCGACGTTCGCGCAGTATTCCGCCTGCTGCCGCTCAGCTTCCGCCAGGTCACCGTCGCCAGCGAAACCAAACGCAGCGACCAGGGCGACGACCGCCAGGGCGACCCAATGCTCTCCGATATTCATGGCGCACCCCCGGCAGCGGTTTCCCATTCGCCAGAGTCCCACCCATAGGAATGGTTGATTTTGTTTCGCTCGATGAACTGCGCCACCGTCTCGGTCGACTGAGCGGCATCGTCCCATAGCGCTGCGAGCTCATCGAGTGACCAGGACGATCCATCGAACAGGCCAATCGCCTCCAGGATAAACGCGCAATATGGTTCGCCTGCACTTCCCGCCGTTGCCGAGCGGACCATGCGGTCCAAGTTTAAAGTCTCTGCGTTTTTCATTTCATTCTCTCCCTTTGGTCGGGGCCGCTTACGCGGCGCCCTCAATTTCCCACTTCAATCGACTCGCATCGCGAAACGCTGCGTTCATGTTGTTGTCCCTAGCTAGGCGCATAATTCCTGCGGGGCAGATCACGACCCACTGATTGCGCTTTCCCGCTTGCTGCAAGTAGCCGAATTTGACGTTGCCGACTGATCCTCTGTAAACGAATTCTTGCATTTTGTTTTCTCCCTTTGCGGCCAGGACCACCCCGGCCATGAGTTAAATCTACTCCCCTCCCCTTCCCATGTAAAGTTTTTTTACACTGTTAATTCATACAGTAGTTTCAGACCGGCCCGATGGCCTTATCGACGCGCACCCAGGTCTCGAGTCTGCGGTCGCTGCCGACCCGCATATCCCAGGCGACGCAGCTCGGATACCGCGCGACGACGGCCTCCAATCTTTCAGCCAGGCGCCGCCGCTCTCCGCCGTAATGCAAGTACATGAACCGGATTTCGGTATAGCTCACCGACCGCCCGACCGCTTCGTCGAGCGCTTTGATGACGGCGATTGTATTAACGTCGAGTGCCATCGCGCCGGGGTTCTAGGCACTACTTGCAGGACTAGGATTTGTTGACTCCCCTAGCGCCCCCCAAGGGCGCAGGGGATCAATAAAGCCCCTGCTTAGTGTGCCTTGAAAAATGATGATGACGACGACTCTTTTTATATAGGGGGGGGTTGTCGTCATCATCATTGTTTTTTGCCTATTACGGTGAACCCGGTGATGTTGCCGCGCGAGCTGATCACGTCAGCGGTGTCATACTTCTCGCGAATGAAATCGTAAATCTCCTGCCGCTTGTTGTTGAACTTCGCGTCGAATCCGATGGGGTTCAGATCAGACGGGGCGCGCAGCGTCCGGTGAGTGTGAACATATCCCCCGATATTTTTATCAATCAGGTCAGCGACTTCCTCGCGAATGTTCTGGTTCTTTATCTCTTCTGCCAGGCGCTCGGCCATCTCGGCTGCCTCGGTATCGTGCGGCCTCCAATCAAGGATAGAAATATCAGCGCTGCCATTCTCAAATTCGACCGGGACGCGGTGCATGGTGCCAGCCCAGACCGGCGGCTCTTCAACCAGGCGCCAGCGATCCTTTTCCCAGCTCGCAATCGTCAGGTTTTGCTTTTTGTCATACATGACATTGATTGAATAATCGATGTTCCCAATCAGCGCGGACGCGCCCCTGGCGGATTTGCCTTCCGACACCTTGCTGGTGTGGTGCACGATGATGATGGTGCAGATCGGCGGCAGCAGCGGGAGAATCTTGCTCTCGAGCGCAGCGATCAGCTTCGACGCCTCTCGGTTGTCATTCTCATCGAATGAGAAAGCCGTCGCCAGCGTGTCGAATATGAGCGTCGTCGGCGGATGCTCCATCGATGCAATCCACGCCTGGAGCAGATCAATATCGCGGATATCGAGCGACAGATTCGGCAGCGAGTAGAATTTAAACTCCAGCTCGCCAGGGACCGCGCTGATATATGCCTTCATTCGCGCCTGGATATGTCCCAGGCTCTCGCTGAACATCAGCACATGACCGGGCTTGATCTCCCGGCCCAGCCACTCGGTTTTGCCGTGCAGCAGCACCGAGATCAGATCGCAGATGATATGCGACTTCCCGCTATTGCTCGGCCCGTAGACCATGCCAATCGATCTTGCTGGGATCAGTTTATCGAGCAGCCATTCCGGCTGCTTTATCTTCATGTCCCAGGGTTCGTTCGGATTGAACTGCCCGAGCTTGCTCGCGGCCATTCGATCCCAGAAAAATTCGTCCTTTTTATCGTCCATTGTTGCCCCCTAATTCGTCCCGTAACGCGCGCAGCCGCGCGATTCGCCCCTCGTCCACTTTTGTTATTAACAGCGCGACCGCCTGGCGGTCACTCTGGCTTATTGTCTCGCCGCGTAGCGCGGCGCCTTGCATGACCAGGATCATGTGGTCAGCCAGCTCGAGATCGGCTCGCCGATGCGCTGGGGCGACGTAATCGTCGCGGTCGACTATCCCCCGGCGCTCCAGCTCTCTCGCGAGATCGCTGTATGAGCAGCCGTGACGACAGTGAACCAGGAAGTCGGCGGATCGACCCGCTTTAACGTGGAATCGGTCCGTTCCGCCGCAGATCGGGCACGGCCCCTTATATTCGGAACCGACCCGCCTTAACCCCAGAGCATCAGCGACCCGAGACGGGTCGCCATTCATCAGAAGGGGATATCCTCATCAGATACCGCTGTGGGCGCCGGAGAGGCCGCTGGTGGCGTTCTAAACTCGGGGGCTACCCCTGACCCTTGCTTGGGTTCAAACGCCTTGACGGCCCAATCACCGTCCCTGTCGCGGCCAACGAGAATCCGCAGCTCTTGCATTTGCAGCTCGCCGGGGTTTTTCTCGTCCTGGATCGAATTAATCCCGACGGCGTTCATCATGTTCGCCAGGATGCGATAAGCAATCTCCCGCACGTTTTCCTTCGGATGGCAGACATTGAGATTTTCCCAGAGCTTTTTGCCGTTGTATTCGGTCAAGCTAAACCGAACCGAGACGTACTGATTCCCGGCTCCGCTGGTTTTCTGGACGACCTCATCGATGACCGCCGGGGTCCAGCCCTCTTTCAGCTCGATGCTGCCACTGCCTTCGCCTGCCCAATCGCTTGCATTAAATGCCATTTTTTACGCTCCCCCCTTTCGGGTAGTAAGTCCAAAAATCAGGGCTCATCGGATCGAGCCCCAGGTGAAACAGCCGCTTGAAGTCAGCGACCGACGCGGCCATTGTGAATTCGCCGCGTGTCTTGACGATCCGCGCGATACAAAAAACCGGCGGATAGTGATCCCATAGCAGGACCAGGGTCTCCCCCAGCTCTGCCTCGGTAGGTGGAGTGTCCGCCCAGGGGCGATATACCTGTTCGTTCATTTCTTCAGCGCACCCGCGAACTCGGCCCAATCGAGCGCCATCTCTGGCGGCAGCCCATAGCGGTTTTTCGCGACCCAGGCCGGGCGCTCTTCGGTATACATAACGCGATCCCCTTGGCCGGTGCCGCGCGTCCTTGTGCGACCCCGATCCTCAGTTTTGATCGTCGAATAACGCTGGTTTGCGAATAGGATCGCGTCCGAATGCTCGGATACCAGGTCGCAGGCTTTCGCCTGGAGCTTGATCACATAGCGGTCGAATGCCTCGGCGTCGGGCGCCTCGAATCGCTTGATCGCTGAATGCCCAATCATCACGCAAGCCATTTTCTTCGCGTCGCGGAGATAGTTGGCGCGATCCAGGAATTCCCGCCAGTAGCGCAGCGCCTCGACGTATCCGCGACCATAGCCCGGCTGCTCGATGCTTTGCCATTTGTTCTGCTCGCAAGTGTGCGCCCAGATCAGCGGCTCGAGCCAATCCAGGGAGTCGATCACCAGGGTCCGGTAGTCGTGGTTTTCGTTGATCAGCTCGTCGAGCGCTGCGCGCACCTCGGCGTAGTTTTTCGGCCTGGGGAATGCGTCGACTTCTATCCGCCCGAGCCCATCCTCGATGGGCAGAAAGATCGGGTTTTTCGCGCTGGCTGCGAACGTCGTTTTCCCGACGCCTGCGGGTCCATAAATCAACACCCTGGGCGGTTGGATGGCGCCCCCCTTCGTTATCTCGGAAAGTTTCATAGTGTTTTCTCCGTTATCAGTCCACAAAAAAGCTCGAGCGATACCTCCGCCGAGCGTCTAAAATCCTCGAGCCGATATAGGTCGGTCGGGTAGGGAACCAGCACCCGCCAGGGCTGCCGGTCAGCCCGGAAGCAAACCGCCGGAACCTTCCGCACCTTCAGCGCTTGCTTTACCGCCTGCTCCCAAAATTCCTTTTTGTCCGCGTTTGTGATCTCGCGGTATCGCTTGCATTCAATCGCCCAATGATCGAGCCCGATCAGATCGTGACCGCCGCCGAATGCCTGAGATAGATTCCGCTCGAGGCGGATGCCGGTCCATTGCTCAATCTCGAGGATCAGCTCGCGCTCGCCAGCGGCGCCCTTGTTTCGGCTTCTACTTCCCATTGAATGCTCTCAGCTCCGATTGCGGCACAAAGAATGCCGGGCGACCTTTCCCGGTCGGATCGCGCCACCAGCGTTCGCGCTTACCTTCCTCGCCGTAACACCACCCGGCGATTCGATATTCGCCGTCTGATCCCGTCACCAGGTAAAACCGTCGCTTGTTTGCGTCGTCCGGGTGGATGATCAAATGTCCGTTTTCGTATTTAGTCGCGCGAACATCAAAATCCGCCACGTCGGGATGATGCCGCTCATCGAGCGGACCTGCTCCCCGCCAATACTGTCCCAGGGCTTTCGCGAGCGCTGACTCAGCCAGGGCGCCTTCGATATCGTTTTCCCATCGAGGCGCGTTGTCCGGCAAACCATGCTGGTTTTTATCGAGCTTTCCGCTGATGCCGCGCATCCGGCGGATCACCCCCGCCGTCGCTGCCAGGAAAATTTCGTCACTCGTCAGCGACACCCGCATCCCGCTCCGCCTTTTGCTGTTTCATCTTTATCCATCGATTGCGCTTCGATTGCTTGTGCCAGCTCTGCCCGAATGCGACCAGAAAGCCGACTAGCAGCGAACCCCATAGCGGCGCAGTCACCCACCACCATGACCAGGTGATGATCTCCGCCAGGCGTAGGCCGACAAACAACAGGAAAAAATTGTCGACCAGGTGCCCGAAGCGATTAGTCTGATCGGCCAATGATCACCTCCGCCTGAATGCGCCGCGCCTCGGGAATGTCGCCCTTCCGCCGCCAGTGATAAATGGTTTGCCTGGTAACGCCCAGGGCTCGAGCGGTCTGCGATACTCCGCCGAATGTTGCAATGATCTCTTCCAGGGTCATGTCGGCCCCCTCAGTAATTGACAGGCCGAGCGTAATGCCTATGATGGGCAGGTGTCAAATTTTTAAACAGGGGGCCACATGGTCGGCAAATTATCAGACGACACCAAAATGTCGGGATCGCGCATCCCGGTCCTTTATTGCTGGCGACATGGGATTCCGCATCCCTGGTCCACGCCGAACGACGAACTGCGGAAATCTATCCAGGCGCAGGCGGGTCCGCTGCCGGAATACGATATCGGAGAGCCTGGGATCGTTGGCAATCTGCTTGAGCCGGTGTTGATATCGAACGCCTGCGAAGTGCTGGGGATCACCCAAATCCAGCAGTCGCCTCCGGTGATCAAGCTCGACGATTTTGAAGTGTCCTGCGATGGCATCGCCGTCATCGACGAACCGCTGCTGGTTGAGTCGGGCGCAACCGTCCAGGTTAAAGGCGGCGACCAGATCACGCTCCAGGGGCGCATCCCTATCGAGTGCAAGGTCACGACCGCACCGCCGAGCGATGATATTCCCCTATATCGCGGCCCGATCCAGCTCCAGGCGCAGATGATGGCGACCGGGGCGAGCGCCGGGATCATTGTCACGCTGCACCGGGGTATTGAGCGCCGGATCACGGTCATCCCTGCCGACCCGGACATCCAGGCCGAGATCACCGAGATTTGTGCCGACTTCCGGCGCCGGGTTGCTACCGAAGATTGGTTCGCGCCGGTCAACATCGACGACGCAGCGATCCCGCCAGCGGAAAAGAGCGAAACCCCGGTCGAGCTGAACGGTCTCGAGAATGATGTCTATCACCTGGAGCTGCTGCGCGATCACCGTCGTCAGCTCGAGGATGAAATTGCCGAGCTGGAGCTTAAAGTGATGACCGCGATGGGCGACGCCACGCTCGGGCAGGCGGGACCGTACCAAATCGAATGGCCGGTTCGGCATTACAAAGCGCAGCCGGAGCGCCTAGTCGCTGCGAAAGAGGCGCGCACGATACGTTTGAAAACCTTGAAAATTAAGAGTAGTCTTTAAACTGACCGTTTACCCTTTGGCGGTCAGACTCCTAAAAGTCCGATGCCCGGTGTCGCAACCACCGGGCTTTTTTATTCCTCTTCATCATCCTCAATCAGCTCGAATTCCCACTCTTCCGCGCCATTAAGCTCCTCGAGTATTTCTTCGGTGGACATATCAATCGACAAGCCATCGGGGAAGAGCTGCGTGTAAATCATTGAGCAGCCAGGGCGACCGCGCTCGGGCAGCAGCATCAGAACTTCCCCAGCCCGGATATATAGATCACCCTGCTCCGTTTTTAACTTAATCATCCCAGCGATTGCCTTTTATCGAGTTTTCCCGAGCCGTCAGAATTTGCATATTCCAGGGAACGTGAAGGCCGCAAACCATCTCGCCGCGCAGCGGCACAATATGATCGACTGAGTGCGCGATCCCGGTCTCAGCAGTGACCGCGCGCGCCTGGCTGTAAACGGCCTCGATATCCGCCTGGACCAGATTATTGTCGCGCAGGATATTCGCCTGCTCAATGTAAAGCCGCCGCCTTTCTTTTGATCGTCGGTGCGTTGCCTTGTATTTCGGGCGCACATATCGGGCAGCGTAAAGATGGGCCGCATTCTTTCGGTAATGATCGCGCCAGTAATCGTTCCGGGGGCTGCGCCTGCGGTCATAATCCCGCCAATACGCGCGCAGCTCCTCGCGATCCGCCGGGCTCATGCCGGTGCGCTTGAGTGCGTCGCAAGTCGAGCAGCATTTGTTTGAAGTGTAGCGAGGCGCCAGGTGGCCGAATTTGCACGGCTTCCCGGTGAAATAATACGCGGCCCTGGATTTCCGGGCCTGTTTCGCTGACCCGATCAGATTTTAAACGGGCGGTTTATCCTCCCTCATAGCGTCCGAGAGTCTTTTCGCCCTTGCCCCCACTTGCTCGGCCCATTCAGACCGCAACATTTCGTCCGCTGCCTCGGCGAACTTCTCATCGCGTAGATACCCGATGGTTCGCTTGAAGTTGAGAAAGCCGAACGTCCCAAGATTGAAGGCCATATTCAGCACGACCATTTGCCTGGTCTCGCTGAGATCGCGCCACTCGGGAAACAGCTCATCCAGCTCGCGCATGAGGCGCACAATGTCGCCCTCGAGCATGAATTGCGCCTCGGCTTTGGTGATCCCGGTATCTTCCAGGTTTCGACCGACGCCGATGGTGAGCTTCCCGCTGGTGCAATAGTAAGGCTTGAGCTTGCAGCCCTCATCAAGCTCGAGCCATTTCGTTAATACTTTGAAGTCGACGCCTGCTGTCATTTCTGAGCGTTCCCGAATTTCTGAAGCGCGCCTTTCGCCAGGTCGCCCATATAGGGCGCCGCGAAGTAAAAGCCCAGGATCAGCATGACCGCCGGAGTCATGGTCTCGATTCGACCGTCCAGGATTTCAGTGCTTTGTGCCAGCTTGTCCGCTGCGACATCGCCGACCCAGATCGAAATCAGCGAGCTTGTAGTCGCAGCCATAAACATAAAGAGCCAGGTGCCAGTGATCGAGAAAGCGATCACGCGCCGCGCGAGCCTGGAGCCGCTGGTCGATTCCAGCCATTTGATCGTCATCTGGCGAGCGTCGGCCTCGGCCTTCATTAGCGCCTCGCCTTGCTCCTGTTTGGTATAGAAAGATTTATCGATCAGCCCGAACGTCTGATCAATGATTGAGCTGGCAGCGCCATCGCCCCCGAATAACTTACCCAGCCAGGACATCTAGCTTTCCTCTGGTGGATCGTCCTTTTTCTTCACTAGCGCCTGGACGGTCTCGGTTTCGTATATCCTGATGCCAGTCCAGATGATTGTGAATAAAGCCGCCACGGGGGGCAGGATAGAGCCCAGAGACCCGAGCATTGTGCCGACGCTAAGTACATCAACCACCTGTTTCGTCGATTCGTCGACCATGTTCCCAAGCCCCCCGAAAGTTTCGCTAATTGTATCAGCTCAAACCAAAAATCATAGCAGGGCGAAAATGCCGATGGTGAGCCCAACCAGGAAAAAGATTGGGGCCACCATCATCCATGCCGCCGCGACCAGAAGCTCTCCGATTCGATCACTCATCCCATCCATCGTCCAGCTCGTCATAAACTCCGTCGCCATTTGTGTCGCAGTAGCGCTGCCAATTTACCATTGCAAACGTAAGACCCTCGCTCCAGGGTATATATGCCTTGCACCATTCATGCGATCCGACTTCTAAATCGTCGGTTTCCTGCGGAACATAGTCACGCTTTGACCAGGGCTCTTGCGCTAGGAAATAGGTGTTTTTGTTTTTGTATAGCTTGCGCGTAAACAGCGTGTTGTTTGGAGTGCTGATATATATTTCCTGATTGTCGTTTAGCGTATATGTCGAACCATCATCGTAATTGATTACGGTTTGCGCGGATACCGCAGATGCAAATACCGCCAGAATTGCTGCGATTACTTTCATTTCACCTTGCTCCTTTTACTATTAAAAAGACCGTCCAAATGACGCCCCCGGATACCATAGCACCAATGATGCCGGCTGCAATATCGAGCATCATGCGCTGTTTCCGCCGCTGCTTGTAGATCGTCGCCTCTCGCCTGGCGCGTATCTCGCGCCGCATCGCCATCATTTCTTTATAGGTCTCGTCGCCGTATGCCCAGATGATCAGCTCCCGGACCTGTTTCTCCATCTCTTCGGTTTTCTTTTTGGCGATGATAGCGTTGAGAGCTTGCTGCTCTACTGATTCGCCATCGAATAGCTTTTTGAAGATCGGCGGATTTTCGGCTTCCTTTTCGGCTTCCTTTATGTCCGCGACCAGGCCGTACCAGTGCCCGAGCTTTTTTGCGACGTGTTCAATTTCCGCGCCCTTGCTGACAAGAACCTCGAGCCCCTTGAATGCGCTCGAGGCTATTGCGACTAGGGAAAGCGGGTCCATTATTATCCCTCGCGTTGCGCGAATTTAGAATCACACTCAAATGCGCTATGCCAATGACATAGCTCTTTCCCACAAATCAAAATCATCGCTGTATCGCCCCTGTATTTTGTTCATCAGACTTTTATCAATAACATCGGAGTGTTTCTCGGAGTCTGATTTCAATGCCTGCCAGTGCTTGTTTATCTTTCCGCCGCGAGAAATAATAAATTCCTGTATTTTTGGCTCCATTTTTTCCGTCGGCCAGAGGATTGTTTCTTCTGACACAAACCTGCTCTGCTCAATCGAAAATATCATGTTGCTACGCAAGACAAACTCGATATTTCTGTAAATCGTCTCTGGGCTTTTGTCTTTACTGCTGAGCATTACACCGGCAGACAACACCCTATCAACGGGGTTTCGCACCGTGGCTATAGAAACATATTCCTTGCAAAACGGGTAATCAATGAGAATCTCGCTGTGTTTCGCATGACCATAATTGTTGCCGATAATTTCCGCTGATTGATATTCGCTATTTTGCTGATGGCGCAACATTGCTTTGACAGCACCCGCATCCTTGTTTCCGCAAATGTCGGTATCTTCAATCAGCCCCGAGTGCAACAAGTAAAGAGCGCAGGATGATGATCCTGTTTTGG